GCCAGTGAGTTTGTAAAATGGAATAAAGGTGGGGGCAGAGTCCTACCCGGTTTGACCCGCCGCAGGCTCGCCGAGCAGGCGCTGTTTTTGTCGGAAGGTACATGACATGCCACTGAAGAAAGTGCTCCTAAAGCCCGGCGTTAACCGAGAAAACACCCGGTACACCAACGAGGGCGGCTGGTACGAGTCCGACAAAATCCGGTTCCGCCAAGGCACGCCTGAGAAAATCGGTGGCTGGCAGCGTATCTCCTCCTACACCTTCCTCGGTGTCTGCCGTTCGCTCTGGAACTGGGTCACGCTTGGCGGGCAAAACCTCATAGGTGTCGGTACTAATCTTAAGTTCTACATTGAGCGTGGTGGTGCGTATTACGACGTGACCCCCATCCGGTCCACGGTAACGCTAACGAACCCCTTCAGTACCACAAATACTCTTCCCACCGTGCTGGTTACGGACGTAGACCACGGTTGCATTACGGGCGATTTTGTTACCTTTAGCGGCGCTTCTGCCGTTGGCGGCCTCACGCTTAACGGGGAGTTTCAAGTTACTGTAATAGACGAAGATACTTACAACATAACTGCTTCGTCCAACGCAACCAGCACAGCTAATGGTGGCGGTACGGTAACGGCTGCCTATCAGTTAAATACGGGTAACGCGTCAGAAGTGCCTATTACCGGGTGGGGTGCGGGTGCTTGGGGGTCTGGGACTTGGGGCGAAAGTGGTGTTACTAACGACCCTATACGGCTTTGGAGCCAGTCTAATTTTGGGGAAGACCTGATATTTGCGTACCGTGGTGGCCCTATTTGCTACTGGTACGCTAGCAGTGGTACTGATGTTCGTGGGGTCTTGCTTGAAGACGTAGTCGGCGCTTCAGATGTCCCTACCGTAGTAAACGGCGTGTTTGTATCTGATGTTAGCCGCTTTGTGTTTGCCTTTGGCTGTAATGAGCTAGGCGACACAGAGCTTGATCCGATGCTAATCCGTTGGTCAGACCAAGAAAACCCCACCATGTGGACGCCGTCTATTACGAACCAAGCCGGTGGCCTGCGCCTGTCCCATGGGTCCGAAATCACCACTTACCTGCAGTCCCGCCAAGAGATTCTGGTGTGGACTGACTCTTCCCTGTACTCACTGCAGTACCTCGGTTCCCCTGATGTATGGGGCTCGCAGTTGCTTGGGGATAACTTGTCTATTGCTAGCCCTAACGCGGTAGCGTTTGCAGGGGGTGTGTCCTACTGGATGGGTGTAGATAAGTTCTACAAATATGACGGTACTGTGGCTACGTTAGTTTGCGATCTTCGCAAGTTTGTTTTCAATGATATCAACAACTTACAACAAGATCAGTTTTTTGCCAGCACCAACGAAGGTTTTAATGAAGTTTGGTGGTTCTACTGCACCGCAGGTTCCACCGCTATTGACCGCTACGTTGTGTATAACTATGTGGAAAACATCTGGTACTACGGGTCTATGGCGCGCACGGCGTGGCTGGATTCTGGGCTGCGCAACTACCCCCTTGCGGCGACCTACAACTACAACTTGGTCAACCACGAGTACGGCACCGACGACGCAGAAACCGCGACTACCGAGGCGATCTACTCCTACATCTTGTCCGCTGAGTTCGACTTGGACGACGGGCACCAGTTCAACTTCATCTGGCGCGTGCTACCGGACGTGACATTCAACGGCTCCTCTGCCGATGCCCCCGCGATAACGATGACCCTATTGCCTTTGAAAAACTCCGGTTCTGGCTATAACAACCCGCTGTCAGTTGGGGGCCAACCTGATGCCACTATTACCCGTTCTGCAGTTATCCCGGTAGAGCAATACACAGGTCAGGTGTTTACCCGAGTTAGAGGCAGGCAGATGGCGATGAAGGTGGAGTCCGATGCCTTGGGTGTGGCATGGCAGCTGGGTGCCCCCCGACTAGATATGCGGCCTGATGGCAGACGTTGACATGTATACTATACACTGGATGTATAGTACGATAGAAGCTCTTTTACTTAGGAGCTTTGGTATGCCGAAATTTATAGACCGGACTGGGCAACGTTTTGGAAAACTGGTTGCGTTGCAGCGGATGAGTAGCAATTCGTATAAAAAAATAGTGTGGCGGTGCTTATGCGATTGCGGGCAGGAAACGCTTGTCGCTTCTGGGAGTCTTGCTTCCGGTAATACCACGTCTTGCGGGTGCTACCTTAAAGAACGAATTACTAAACATGGGGGGCATCAGCGATCTTCTTATAACTCGTGGAGAGCTATGATTAGGCGTTGCACCATACCTACAGACAAAGACTACCCTAGATACGGCGCGTTAGGGGTCACTGTGTGTCCTGAATGGCGTGACTACAAAGTATTCGCTGCGGACATGGGAGAACCCGAAGGAACACAGACGCTAGATCGAATAGACACCTACGGGGATTACAATAAAGCTAACTGCCGTTGGGCTTCTGTTACTACTCAAAATAGAAATACTAGAGTGCGCAGAAACAGTAGATCGGGTTTTACAGGGGTGCATCTTAGAGGTAGCGCATGGTACGCAGAAGTAACAGCTAGGCGTAAAAAGTTTTATTCCAAAGCGTGTCGCACCGTAGAAGAAGCCGCAGAGGCGAGAAAGCAGTTAGAGTTGTTGCATTGGGGCACGAGCTAAATGGCTATCGTCGTCGTTGGACAAATCCCACCCCCCGCCTTACCGCAGGCCCCGGGGGAATATGACAAAGTTTATTTCGATAAGCTGAATAACTTCTTGCGTATTTATTTCAACCAGCTCAACGCGATACGGCAGTATAATGCGGCACGACTGAACTTTGACCTAGACACACTGCCCACCGATGCTGACCTGCCCAACCTGCGGTTGGGGGATGTGTACCGAGATACCGTTAACAACACGCAGCCAGAAGGGCAGGTACTGCGGGTCAAGACTGCTATATACGACACAGTTGTAGCTTCCGGAGTAGGTGGAACAGGTGGAGTGGGCACTGTGACTATTGTAGTAACACCATAGGGGTGGAAGATGGCTGAACTAGACTTAGCAGCAAACATTTTGGGGCTCACCCCTGAGCAAATTGCCGCGGCCCGAGCCGCTGCCGCTGCGTCCACAGTTTCCGCAATCCCCGCCGCGTTAGAGTCTGCCACTGCAGGGAGTTTTTTTAGCGGGTTTAACCCCCTAAATCCAACAACTTTTCTCAACACGGCTTTAGGCTTCTTGGCAGGCCCAAGCAGCATGTCGCAAGGTGATCTTCTAGGGCCATACCGTAATTACAATAACGTGTTCGGTACTGGTGCCGGGAGTGCTGCCTCTCCGGAGCAACAACAAAGCTGGCTGGATAACATGACCGGCGAAGATGTACTGCTTGCGCTGGGTAATAATATAGGGGGGTATGCCGGTGATGTAGCCGAAGCCGGTGCGGACATATGGAATGACCCTAGTCGTGTGCTTGGCGTTATCTTTGGGCCGGGTGGAGTTACAGGCAACATAGATTGGGGTGGGGGCACGATGGAAAACGTACCGGGGTCTAACCCTGCGGTGTACGTGCCTAACCCATGGGAAGACAATAACGTGTTCACCGGCGTATCTACGGGCGATCCTGTGCTTGATGCGGTAATTCGAGATGTCTTAAACCAGCAGGTGGGTGGGGAAACCACAACGGCAGACGTTATCTTAGAAGGTGTGGCTAAGGCCACGGGTTACCCAGTTGACGAAGTGGCCGATATTTTAAAAGACTCGGGAGTGAGTCTTCCTAGCCCGAATGCGCCCGGCACAACTACCACTACAACCCCTGACCAAACCGGTGGCAGTACTGTAATTGGAATTGGGGATACGCCTTCGTTGTACGACAAAATCCTCGACATCCTGCGCAAGAACAAAACTGATGAAGACAAGCGCACTGCTGCCGAAGCCGCCGGAGTTACGCCCGAAGACATAGCTAAAGCTACTGGTACGCCGGTAGAAGAAATACAAAGGCGTTGGGACGAAGCTGGTACCGGCGGGGACGTGCTAGAAACCGTTACGGGCAACCAAGATACCGTAGGCGGTGGTACTGTTTTAGATACCTCAAAGGTCGGGGATAAAGTACTAGACACCACTGGCGGAGGTACTGTTCTAGATACTACTGGTGGGGGTACTGTTTTAGACACCACTGGCGGCGGTACTGTTTTAGATAACACCGTGGTTAATACCCCAGTAGTGGACTCAAACGGCCCGGGGGTACTAGATATTGTCCCGGACATAACCACTACACCACCACCCCCCCCCCCCCCTCCACCGCCACCTCCTCCACCGCCGGGGACCTTAAGTGGCCCGGCAGGAAGCTTTGATCTTTCATCTTTTTTGCCTGAGTACCAAACGGTTACTACCACTCCGGGCGAACTAGCTTTGATCGACTACCTATATGACGTGGGTGGGGAAAGCATCTTTGCCCCGGTGGTGGAGGGGGAATCTGAAGACGATAAGCGCCTAGCGCGTATTCGGGATTTAAACAAGGGCTCATATGCACAAGGTGGCCCAGTTGATATAGTTGGGCTGGCTTTACAGCTCCTGAGAGGTTGAGATGACCGAAGAAGAATATGTCCAACTTATGCGAACTGCCACGGGCGGTACAACGTCCAGTTGGTTGGATAAGCTAAAGGGGTTCTTTACCGACGACGATAAATCCCCGGACTGGTCGAGAATTCTTGGGAGCGGCCTCGGTGCCTACGGCATAGCCAGCTTACTTGCGGGGGGTACGGGTGACGTAAACAGATTCCTTGGCCTCGGTGGTGGTAGCCAGCAGCCTGTGGGTTATCAGGGCGGCATCCCTAAATACACGTACAATCGGGTTGCACTGCCCACAGCGGACAGAAATTTGCAAATGAACCAAGTGCGCGATTGGGCTACACAGTACAACCAAGACCCAGAAACTAAAGTAGCCAACGTTCAGGGGTTGATGGATCAAGGCATAGGGTTTGACCAAATACTTCAGCACGCTGCATTAGCGGGCGCTCCTTACACGCCCAAAACTGCAATGCCAACCCGCCGACCCGGTTCTGAAGGACGACGTTATTTCTCTGACGCTACTTATACTCCTACGGGGGATGTTCTCAGGGGTGTAACCCCACCCGGGGACGTTCAGCTTATGGCCAAAGGCGGTCTAGCTTCACTTGCACGCTCCGATAACTATGCAGGTGGCGGACTTGCCTCACTCCCTCAGTCCCGTGGCTACTACTTAGGTGGTTCTACGGATGGCATGGCGGATAAAATACCGGCACGCATAGATAACAAGCAGGAAGCACGTTTGTCAGACGGCGAGTTCGTCATGCCCGCCGATATCGTAAGCCACCTTGGCAACGGCAACTCCGACGCAGGTGCTAAAGTTTTGTACGACATGATGGATCGCGTGCGTAAAGCGCGCACCGGTACCCCCAAACAAGGGCGTCAAATTGACCCCAATAAATACACCCCCGCGTGAGGTAGCCCATGGCTGAAGCAACAGTAGGTTCTGCAGGACAACCCCTAGGGCAAGAGTCCTCCCTGTCTAACTGGGCAGGCCCCTACGTCACTGAAATGCTGGGTAGGGGACAGGCGCTGGCCCAAACGCCTTATACGGCGTATACCGGTCCTCTCACCGCAGGTCCGTCTGCGTTACAGACTCAGGCATTCAGCGGTCTGGCTGGGTTGACGATGCCTACTTCGATGGGGGCGTTTACCCCCGGCTCGTTTAAGACTCCCGGTGTTGCAGAGTCTTATATGTCTCCGTACATGACTGCGTCGCTCAACCCGCAGATCGAGGAAGCCAAGCGCCAAGCCGAAATACAGCGCGTGCAGAACGCAGGCAGGCTTACCAAAGCCGGAGCATATGGCGGTTCGCGGCAGGCGATAATGGAGTCCGAAGGCATCCGTAACTTGATGACCAACCTCGCAGGTATTACAGGACGTGGTTACGAGCAGGCATACAACACAGGGATGGGGCAGTTCAACGTCGAGCAGCAGCGTGGCCAGCAGGCACAAGACACCGCCAACCGGTATGGGTTTGACCTAGCTAATATGCTACAAGGTGCAGGCGCTACGCAGCGTGGCATCGAGTCCGAGGGTGTTGCCGCTGACTATGGTCAGTTTAAAGAAGAACGCGATTACCCCTACAAGCAGCTTCAGTACATGCAGTCTCTGCTTCAAGGAATGCCGGTTGCGGCACAGTCCACGACTTACTCGCAACCTACCGGGCTTAGCTCGTTGCTGGGCACAGGCGGTAACATCTTGGACTTCCTGCGCAACATGGGCATTCTAAAAGAAAAAGAAGGCCAATAAATTTAACACGCAAGGTATAACCCCATGGCATATGGCATTGGCAGTGTAATTGGTGACATCGACCAGAAAGTAGACACCTACCGGAACAAACCGGAGGCGCTGGCGCAGATGTACCAA